ATGGGAGGGCGTGGTGCGGGCAAAACCCGGGCTGGCGCGGAATGGGTGCGCGCCCAGGTTGAGGGGTCCAAACCGCTCGACAAGGGCCGGTGCCGTCGGGTTGCCTTGGTCGGTGAGACTGTCGATCAAGTGCGCGAAGTGATGGTTTTCGGTGAAAGCGGCATCCTTGCGTGTTCCCCGCCTGATCGACGTCCGGAATGGCAAGCCACCCGCAAGCGATTGATCTGGCCGAATGATGCAGTTGCGCAAGTCTATTCGGCGCATGATCCAGAGAGCCTGCGCGGACCGCAATTTGATGCCGCATGGGTGGATGAGTTGGCGAAGTGGAAAAAACCCCGTCAAACTTGGGATATGCTGCAATTTGCCTTGCGATTGGGCGAGGCGCCCCGGGTGTGTGTCACCACGACGCCGCGCAACGTCGGAGTGCTGAAAGATCTGCTGAAGCTGGATACGACGGTTGTGACGACAGCCCCAACAGATGTGAACCGCGCCAATTTGGCCAGCAGCTTTCTGGACGAGGTTCGCACGCGCTATTCGGGCACGCGATTGGGTCGACAAGAGCTGGATGGCTTGTTGCTGGAGGATACGGACGGTGCGATGTGGACGGCGGATATGTTGGAAGCCGCCCGAGTCGAGGAGGTTCCCGAACTGGACCGGATCGTGGTTGCCATTGATCCGCCCGTTACCGGCCGGACTGGGTCGGATGAATGTGGCATTGTGGTCGCAGGCGCGGTCACGCAAGGCCCACCGCAAAATTGGCGAGCCTATGTCTTGGCGGATGAAAGCATCGGAGCAGCATCGCCATCGGCATGGGCGCAGACCGCGATCCGCGCCATGTCCGAGTTTGGTGCGCAGCGATTGGTAGCTGAGGTTAACCAGGGCGGTGACATGGTGGCCGAAGTGATCCGGCAATTTGATCCCCTGGTGCCCGTAAGATCGGTACACGCCAGTCGCGGCAAGGCAGCCCGGGCGGAACCTGTGGCGGCTTTGTACGAACAGGGCCGGGTTTTCCATATGCGGGGCCTCGGCAAGCTGGAGGATCAGATGCGCGCGATGACAGCGCATGGCTTCGATGGCAAAAGCAGCCCCGACCGCGTGGACGCACTGGTTTGGGCGCTGACCGAGCTGATGACAGAACCGGCTTCCAAATGGCGCAATCCACAGGTCCGCGCGGTATGAGAGGTCGCCCCCGGGCTTGAAACCCCTCATCTCAACAGGGGATGGTCAGGTGATTGTCAGCAATATTAATAACTTAGATCGCGTACGGTCTGATTTACTTTCCTTAAACTTTTAAGCGTCTGATGCCTCTCGACATAGCGATCCACCCCATGTGTGGCGCACAAAAGACCGGCATGAGCAAGGAGCCTTTGGGACATGATGTTGAATTTCTTCCGTCAGGATAATGAGGCTGCTGCGGCGGCTCCGGTTGAGCAAAAAGCCAGTGCTGCGGGTCGCGTGATGGCGTGGAATGGGGCGGGTCGCGTGGCCTGGAGCCCTCGCGATGTGACCAGCCTGACCCGTACGGGTTTCGCGGGTAATCCGGTTGGATTTCGCTGCGTGCGGATGATTGCTGAGGCGGCTGCAGCTTTGCCGCTTGTCTTGCAGAACGATTCTGAGCGTTACGCGGCGCACCCGCTGCTGTCGCTTATGAAGTCTCCGAATATGGCGCAGGGTCGCGCGGAGCTGTTGGAGGCCCTGTTCGGTCAACTGTTGTTGACTGGCAATGCCTATGTTGAAGCTGTCCATGGTGAAGCCGAGATGCCGCTGGAGCTGCATATTCTGCGTTCGGACCGGATGTCCGTGATGCCGGGCAATGATGGGTGGCCGATTGGCTATGAATATGCCGTGTCAGGGCGCAAACATCGCTTTGACGTGCGCCACGGAAACCCGTCGATTTGCCATATTAAGTCCTTTCACCCGCAAGATGATCATTATGGTCTGTCTCCCCTGCAGGCCGCGGCGCAGGCTGTGGATGTGCATAACTCGGCCTCGCGTTGGTCGAAGGCTCTGCTCGACAATGCGGCGCGGCCGTCCGGGGCCATGGTCTTTAAAGGAGCAGATGGGCAGGGCACGCTGAGCCACGACCAATACGAGCGTCTGGTGGGAGAAATGGAGAGCCATCACCAGGGCGCGCGCAATGCTGGTCGGCCCATGTTGCTTGAGGGGGGGCTCGATTGGAAACCGATGGGCTTTTCACCCTCGGATATGGAATTTCACAAAACCAAGGAAAGTGCGGCGCGCGAGATCGCCCTGGCCTTTGGAGTGCCGCCCATGTTGTTGGGTGTGCCGGGGGATGCGGCCTATGCCAATTACCAGGAAGCAAACCGGGCGTTTTACCGCCAGACGGTCCTGCCGTTGACGCAACGTGTTGCCGCGTCACTGGGCAATTGGCTGGCCGGTTTCACGGGAGAGGCTCTTGAGCTGAAACCGGATCTTGATCAGGTGCCCGCCCTGGCCAGCGAACGAGATGCGCAGTGGTCCCGTGTGGCCAAGGCCGATTTCCTGACGCAGGGCGAGAAACGCGCGCTGCTGGGATTGCCTGCGCTGGAGGATGATGCGTGAGCGATACCGATGTTGATGAGGCCACTTTGCCCGGAGCCTATGCACAGTTCGAAACCTATCAGGCGATGTTTCGCCATGTGGAAAAGCGGCTGAATTCCATAGGGTTGACCGTCGCGGCGATGGAAACAGAGCGCGCGGTTAGTGAAGAGAAACGAAAGTTTATGGAGGCAAGGTTCAACCATATCGATCGCCGCCTGGAAAAGATCGAAGGCCATATCAGCCGCCTTGTCTGGCTGATCATCGCCACGATCATCGGGGCCAGCATGAGTTTTGTGATGAGCGGTGGCGTGGTGGCCGGATGAGCCAGCCTGCAAGGAGACTGAAGATGGATGAGATGACACAGACCGGACTTGAGCATAAATTCTGCCGCTTTGACGGTGATATGCAGGTGGACGACAGCCTGGTGATCGAAGGGTATGCCAGTCTTTTTGGGGATGCAGATCAGGGCGGAGATATCGTGACCAAGGGCGCCTATGCGGCGTCACTGGCGCGGATGCAGTCTGAGGGCCGACAGATCAAAATGCTGTGGCAACATGATCCGGCCCAACCGATTGGGGTTTGGGACGAGGTGCGCGAGGATGACAAGGGGCTGTATGTGAAGGGCCGTTTACTGGACAGCGTGGCGCGCGCCCGTGAGGCCGCCGCCCTGATCGCTGCAAGTGCCATTGATGGTCTCAGCATCGGCTATCGCACCGTGAAGGCCACGAAGAATGACAAGGGCCGCAGGCTCTTGACGGAACTGGAGCTGTGGGAGGTGTCACTTGTGACCTTCCCGATGCTGCCCAGTGCGCGATTGGGCGCGAAGGGGGAGACCCTGGATGCGACCGACTTGCGTGAATTGGCGCGCACCTTCGAAGAGGCGCGCCAGGAGCTGGCGCAGATGTAGCGCCTTAACACACCTCAACTGAACAGGACCAAGTGATGAGCAACACCGAGGGACTTTCTCGGGCCGGAGAAGATGTGTCTCCGGTGGCCGAAGTGAAATCAGCCGTAGAGGGTTTCACCCGAGATTTCAAGGACTTTCAGTCCGATATTCACCAACGACTTCAAAAGCAGGAAGAGAAACTGACCATGTTTGAACGCAAATCCCTGGCGCCGACTGCGCGCCCCCATCTGGCCAGCAATGCCCAGGCCGAAGCCCCGCATCAGAAGGCCTTCAATGCCTATCTGCGGTCGGGCGATGACGACGCCCTGCGCGGGCTGGAGTTGGAAGAGAAGGCGATGAATACCACTGTTGCGGCCGATGGTGGCTATCTGGTTGATCCGCAGACGTCGGATATGATCAAGTCGACGCTGTCATCGACCGCCTCCATCCGCGCGATTGCCAATGTGGTGAGTGTTGAGGCGACCAGCTTTGACGTATTGGTGGATCATTCCGAACTGGGCCATGGCTGGGCCACAGAAACCGATCCGTCGGCTGAAACCGGCACGGGTACCATCGACCGGATTACCATTCCGCTGCACGAGCTTTCTGCCTTGCCCAAGGCATCACAGCGTCTGCTGGATGACAGTGCCTTTAATATCGAATCCTGGCTGGCCGGTCGTATAGCGGACAAGTTTGCACGTGCCGAAGCCGCTGCCTTTGTAAATGGCGATGGTGTTGATAAGCCAACGGGCTTTCTCACCCACGCCGCCGTCGACAATGACAGCTGGGCTTGGGACAATCTGGGATATGTCCCCACCGGCGCCGATGGCGATTTCAACGGTGCAGATGCGATTATTGATCTGGTATACTCCCTGGGGGCGCAGTACCGCGCTAATGCATCCTTTGTGATGAACTCCAAGACCGCGGGTACTATTCGCAAGATGAAAGACTCAGATGGTCGCTTCTTGTGGTCCGATGGCTTGGCTGCTGGAGAGCCGGCGCGCCTGCTGGGTTATCCGGTTCTGGTTGCCGAAGACATGCCTGATATCGCAAGCGATGCGATGGCCGTGGCCTTTGGTGACTTTGCTTCCGGCTATACCGTGGCCGAACGCCCTGATCTGCGTGTTTTGCGCGATCCCTTCTCGGCCAAGCCGCATGTTCTGTTCTATGCCACCAAGCGCGTGGGCGGTGACGTGAGCGACTTTGCTGCGATCAAACTGCTGAAATTCGCGGTCTCGTAAGAGCCCAATGCGAATGGGGCAGGGGCACATGGTGTTCCTGCCTTGGACAGACGCGCGCGGCCATTGCGAAGCATGCGTTCCCTCGCTGCTCCCCTCCGTCCGAGCAACGCAGGCGGCGCGCGTCTGACAAGATTTTGAACACCCCCACTATCGAGACCGGGATTTATGGAGACGCATCCATGATGTTAATCGAAGAAACAGCGGTACCTCAGACCGCGCTGCCATTGGCGGAACTAAAGATCCACCTGCGGCTGGGAACCGGGTTTACGGATGATGATATCCAGGATCCCGTGTTGGAAACCTACCTGCGCGCCGCCATTTCAGCGATTGAGGCGCGTACCGGTAAAATCCTGATAGAACGAAACTTTTCATGGACGCTGGTCGGTTGGCGCGATGCGACAGGGCAGGCTTTGCCCGTGGCTCCGGTGCGCTCGGTCGAGGCGCTGACACTGCGCAACCGTGAGGACGAAGAAGAACTGATCGACCCCAGTCAATACGTGTTGGAGAAAGACACACAGCGCCCGATCCTGCGACCCAGCGGCGCGTTGTTGCCAGGCATTCAGGTCGGGGGCACTGCCGAATTGGAATTCACGGCAGGCATGGCCACAGACTGGGGCAGCCTGCCTGCGGAGCTGGGGCAGGCAGTGTTGCTGTTGGCGGCACGCTATTATGAGAACCGTGATGCGTCGGATGGGGAAGGCTATGGCATGCCCCTCAGCGTTTCAGGTCTGATCGAACGCTACCGGACTGTACGTGTTTTGGGTGGGGGACGAGGCTGATGGCCGAGATCAAGCTGAACCGCCCTTTGGTCCTGGAAGAAGCCCAACGCAGCCCTGATGGGGCAGGTGGATACATAGAGACATGGGTTCAACTGGGCACTTTGTGGGCCGAGGTGAAAGCCGGCTCCGGCAACGAAGCCCAAGGGGGCGGTGTAAGCCTGTCGCGCACGCGCTACCGGATCACCGTGCGCGCTGCGCCTTATGGAGCACCATCCAGACCGCGTCCGGATCATCGCTTTCGCGATGGCACACGTTTGTTTCGCATTCTGTCCGTTGCGGAGCGGGATCCGTGCGCGCGGCACCTGGTTTGTACGGCAATGGAAGAGGTGACGGCATGAGCTATGGATCTTCTGCTGCGTTACAGCAGGCCGTTTATGCACATTTGAGCAATGACACCGCTGTGATTGGCTTTGTGGGAGGCGACATCTTTGATGCCATGCCAACCGGAACACCGCCCGACACCTATGTGACACTTGGTGCCGAAGAGGCACGGGACCGCTCAGACAATACCGGCCCAGGGGCGGTACACACCTTGACCATTTCCGTGGTGACAGATGTGTCGGGGTTTCACGCCGCCAAGAACATTGCCGCGGCGATAAGTGACGCGTTGCACAACGCGGATCTGACGCTCAGCCGTGGTCATTTGGTCGACATCAGTTTTGACCGGGCAAAGGCAAAGCTGGAGGGGACCGGCGACATGCGTCGCATTGACCTCAGTTTCCGGGCTCGTGTCGACGACACCCCCTAACTTATTCAAATTTGGAGAAAAACAATGGCAGTTCAAAATGGTAAGGACCTGTTGGTCAAGATCGACACCACCGGCGGTGGCAACTTTGAAACCATCGCAGGTCTGCGGGCCACGCGGATCAATTTCAATGCCGAGGCGGTGGATGTCACCAGCCTGGACAGCAGTGGCGGTTGGCGCGAGTTGCTGGGGGGGGCCGGTGTGAAGTCTGTTTCAGTCAACGGCTCGGGCATCTTCCGCGACGAAGCAAGTGACGAACGCGCCCGAGAGATCTTTTTCAATGGTGAAACCCCCGATTTTCAAGTTGTGATTCCGGATTTTGGCATTGTGGAAGGCCCGTTTCAAGTGGGCTCCATCGAATATGGCGGCACGCATGATGGTGAGGCAACCTATGATCTGTCGCTGGCTTCGGCTGGTGAGCTGACCTTCACCGCAATCTGATCATGGCAAACCCTTGGGCAGGTGAAGTGGCGTTGAAGATCGACGGGCAAAGCCATGATCTAAAACTGACGCTGGGCGCCTTGGCAGAACTGGAATCAGAGCTTGATAGCGGGTCGGTCATTGCCTTGGTCGAACGCTTCGAGGCGGGTCAGTTTTCCAGTTCAGATTTGCTGGCGCTGATCGTTGCCGGCCTGCGGGGCGGCGGATGGCAAGGCCGCGCTGCTGATCTCTTGACCGCCGAGATCGAGGGCGGTCTGCCCGGAGCCGCGCGCGCGGCAGGACAATTGCTGGCACGCGCGTTTTCAATAGAGGTCGCTGCATGACAGCCACGCTTGACTGGCCAGGTTTGTTACGGGCGGGCCTGCGTGAATTGGGTCTGCGCCCCCATGAATTTTGGGCGCTGACCCCCGCTGAGCTGCAGCTAATGCTGGGCCGCGATCGTGGTGCCACACCTCTGGCCCGAGACCGGTTTGACGAATTGCTACAGGCCTTTCCCGATACATAGGAGGGACAAAAAATGGATGAATTTGACAGATTGCAGGATCTGGAACGCCAGATTGAAGAACTGGACGCGAATTTCGGAACCGCGACTGACATGGCGGCGGCTTTCAACTCCGAGCTGGCCCGGGTCCGCGATGGGCTTGGCAACACTGGCCAGGACGTCTCATCGTTGGAGAAAGGCCTGAGCGGAGGATTGCGCAAGGCCATCAAGGGGGCCGTCATGGATGGCGACAGCCTGTCAACATCATTGACCACATTGGCGGAATCGATGATCCGCACAGCGTTCAACGCTGCCGTGAACCCCGTCGCCGATCATTTCGGCGGGGTGCTGGCGAAAGGGGTCGGTAGCCTGTTGGGAGGGCTATTGCCCTTTGCCAACGGAGGCAGTTTTTCTCAAGGGCGTGTGACACCCTTTGCGCAGGGCGGTGTCGTCAGCGCACCCACGTCGTTTCCCATGCGCGGCGGCATGGGGCTGATGGGCGAAGCTGGCCCCGAAGCGATCATACCCTTGGCCCGCGGTGCAGATGGCAAGCTGGGTGTGCGCGGCGCGGGTGGCGCTGCGCCCGTCAATGTCGTCATGAACGTGACCACCCCTGATGTGCAGGGCTTTCAACGCAGTCAGGGCCAGATCGCCGCGCAGCTGGGCCGGGTGATCGGCCGTGGGTCACGCAACCGCTAGGACACCCAGCCAACCAAAGGAGACCAAGACATGGGATTTCACGAGGAACGATTTCCGGCTTCGCTGAGCTTTGGCTCGGTCGGCGGGCCACAACGGCACACGGATGTGGTCGAGTTGGCCAACGGATATGAGGAACGCAACACGCCCTGGGCCCATTCGCGCAGGCGCTACGATGCGGGGGCTGCGATGCGCTCGGTCGCGGATCTTGAGACGTTGATTGGCTTTTTCGAAGCCCGTCAGGGGCAGGTCTATGGTTTTCGCTGGCGTGATTGGTCTGACTACAAATCATGCGCTGTCACAGATGAGCCTGACTACCGCGATCAGATCATTGCCATTGGTGATGATGTGACGGCGGAGTGGCCTTTGCTCAAGACCTACAGATCAGGCGAGCAGGCCTATTACCGACCCATCACAAAACCCGTCGTCGGAAGTGTTCAGATCGGGCTGGCGGGTGAAATTCAGGCCGAAGGTGTGCATTTTGAGGTCGATCACACCACAGGCATCGTGACATTCATGCACCCGCCCAATGCGGGTGACGAGATCACCGCGTGCTTTGAGTTTGATGTGCCCGTGCGCTTTGACACGGATCATCTGGCAGTGAACATGGCCACCTTTCAAGCCGGCGATGTACCCAGCGTCCCAGTGGTTGAGGTGCGGGTATGAGTGATATGCATCCTGGCCTGCTGGAGCACCTGCAAAGCTGTGCCACAACCGTGTGTCGCGCTTGGGATATCACCCGCGAAGACGGTGTCGTGATGGGCTTTACCGATCATGACGGCAACCTGGCTTTCGATGGGCTGACATACCGAGCGGACACAGGGCTGAACGCATTGGCCCTGCAGCAAACCACGGGTCTTTCAGTGGACAATACCGAAGCCCTGGGCGCCCTACGAGACAGCGCGATCCGTGAAGACGAAATTGAGGCCGGGCGCTATGACAACGCAGAGGTGCGGGCCTGGCTGCTCAATTGGCAGGACGTGAACCAGCGTCAGCTGTTGTTTCGCGGCACAATCGGCGAAATCAGACGGTCGGGCGAGGCGTTTGAAGCCGAACTTCGCGGGTTGACGCAAGTTCTGAACCTGGCGATGGGACGTGTCTATCAAAGGCCCTGCAGCGCTGTTTTGGGAGACAGCCGCTGTACATTTGATCTGAACGATCCTGAGTTTTCGCAAACTCTCTCGCTGGCCCGTATTGAAGACCGCCGCGTCTTTCACTTTGAAGGGCTGGCAGGGTTTGACGAAAACTGGTTTCAGCTTGGCCGCTTGTTGGTGGTTTCGGGAACGGCCGAAGGTCTGAGCGGCATGATCAAGCGCGACCGGATGGAGCAAGACATCCGCGTGATCGAGCTGTGGCATCCGATCCGGGCTGACGTGCAAATTGGAGACCAGATTCGCCTGGAGGCGGGGTGTGACAAGCGCTTTGGCACCTGTCGTAACAAGTTCGACAACCTTCTGAACTATCAGGGATTTCCTGACATTCCGGGGGATGACTGGTCGATCACGGATCCCACCCGTGCAGGTCGCCTGAACGGAGGCAGCCGCAGGACATGACAGCGCTTGAAGAACAGATCGTCACCGCCGCGCGCGGCTGGATCGGGACGCCCTATTGCCATCAGGCCTCGTGCAGAGGGGCCGGTACGGATTGTCTGGGCCTGTTGCGGGGGGTTTGGCGCGAGGTTTTGGGCCAGGAGCCCGAAGCCGCCCCGGCCTATTCGATGGACTGGTCCGAACCCGGCGGCCAAGAACAGCTGTGGCAGGCCGCTTCGCGCCACCTGGTGCGCCAGGAGGAATGGATCGAAGCCCCGGGCGACGTTCTGTTGTTTCGCATGCGCACTGGATCGGTCGCAAAACATCTAGGGATTGTAGCAAGGATCGGTGCACACCCAACTTTCATTCACGCCTACTCGGGTCACGAGGTGGTCGAAAGCCCGCTAAGTGACCCTTGGGCACGGCGCATTGTCGCCCGGTTCACTTTTCCGCAGGAGACACGCTAATGGCAACGGTACTTCTTTCCGCCGCAGGAGCGGCGATCGGTGGCTCTTTGGGAGGCACGGTTCTGGGATTGTCCATGGCGGCTGCAGGGCGTTTCGCAGGGGCCATCGTTGGCCGTTCGATCGACCAGCGTCTGCTGGGATCCGGCAGCGAGATTGTCGAGACCGGGCGCGTGGAACGTCTGCGTCTGACAAGTGCAGGCGAAGGGGATGGCATTGCACAGCTTTATGGCAAGATGCGCATTTCAGGTCAGATGATCTGGGCCACCGAATTCACCGAAACGGTTTCGGTTTCGGGCGGTGGCAAAGGGGCCCCTTCGGCCCCAAAGACAGCCAGCTATGATTATTCGATCAGCCTGGCCATTGCCCTGTGCGAAGGCGAAATCAGCCACGTAGGTCGAATTTGGGCGGATGGGAATGAACTGCCTGTCGATGCATTGACCATGCGAGTTTATACCGGAGCAGCGGATCAGTTGCCTGATCCCAAGATGGAAGCGGTGGAAGGGGCTGGCGAAGTGCCTGCCTATCGTGGCACGGCCTACGTCGTGATTGAAGATCTTGCGCTAGGCAGTTTCGGCAACCGCGTGCCTCAATTTACGTTCGAGGTTTCGCGCCCGGCTCAGTTAACCCAAGACGGTGGCGCGCTGGACCCGGCCCACGGGGTGCGCGGTGTCGCGATGCTGCCGGGCAGCGGAGAATATGCTCTGGCGACAACTCCGGTCACAAAGGTGTTTGGTCCGGCCTCGCTGGAGTTGGCCAATGTCAACTCTCCCTCAGGGCAGGCGGATTTCCTGACTTCTCTGGAGGCAATGACCGGAGAGTTGACCAATTGCGGGGCGACGTCGTTGATTGTCAGCTGGTTTGGCAGTGATTTGCGCGCAGGGACCTGCGAAATCAAACCCAAGGTCGAGCAAACGGCCTATGACAGCTCCAACATGCCGTGGGAGGTCAACGGGATTACGCGATCTGGCGCAGACCCGGTGCCACGGGATGATAGCAATGCACCGATTTACGGCGGCACACCCGCCGATGTGTCGGTGGTCGAGGCGATCACGGCCCTCAAGGCCGCCGGGCAGGATGTGATGTATTATCCATTCATTCTTATGGACCAGCTGGACGGCAACAGATTACCCGATCCTTACAGCGATGCCACTGATCAGCCTGCTTTGCCCTGGCGCGGGCGCATCACCACTGCAAAGGCGCCGGGTCAGATGGGCAGTGCCTATGGCACGGCGGCGGCGGATGCGGAGGTCGCGGCGTTCTTTGGCTCGGTCTCGGCGGCGGATTTCGAATTGCGCTCAACCGAGGCCACATATGGCCCTTTTATCGACATCACAGAATGGTCTGGCTTTACCGGACAACAACAGCAGAGCCCGGTTGAATACACCGGTCCCGAGGACGACTGGGGGTATCGTCGGTTTATCTTGCATCAAGCGATGCTGTGTCAGGCGGCTGGTGGGGTTGAAAGTTTCTGTATCGGCTCGGAAATGGTCGGGTTGACCACAATTCGTGGCGCAAACAACAGTTTCCCAGCAGTGGCGCAGATGATTGCCCTCTTAACCGAGGTGCGCAGCATCCTGGGGCCGACTGTGAAGATCAGCTATGCCGCAGATTGGACAGAGTATTTCGGGTATCAGCCTCAGGATGGGTCCGGAGACCGTTTTTTCCATCTGGATGATCTTTGGGCGCATGATGACATCGACTTCGTCGGGATCGACAATTACATGCCGCTGAGCGATTGGCGGGATGGCCAAGATCACCTGGATGCGGACGCAGGCGCGATCTACAATCTCGACTATCTGCAATCCAACATTGAGGGCGGTGAAGGATATGATTGGTACTACCATTCAGTAGATGCGCGAAATGCGCAAATCCGCACCGATATCACAGATGGAGACCACGGCGAGCCGTGGATCTGGCGATACAAGGACATCCGCAGCTGGTGGGAGAATGATCACCACGAACGTGTGGGCGGCGTGCGCAGCGCCTCTCCGACGGCCTGGGTCGAGCAATCCAAACCGATCCGATTCACCGAGTATGGATGTGCTGCGATCGACAAGGGCGCAAACCAGCCCAACAAGTTTTTGGACGATAAATCGTCGGAATCGAGCCTGCCGCTGTTTTCCAATGGCCGACAGGATGAGTTGATGCAAATGCAATATCTGCGTGCAATGGCGGGATATTGGAGCGATCCGGCCAACAATCCCTATTCTGTGGAATACGACGGGCCTATGCTGGATTGGGATCACTGTTATGTCTGGGCCTGGGACGCGCGTCCGTACCCGTTTTTCCCCAACACGCGCAGCCTTTGGTCGGATGGGGACAATTATGCACGTGGCCATTGGTTGACGGGCAGGGCCTCGGCCCGGACCCTGGCCAGTGTTGTCGAGGAGCTGTGTCAGCGCGCAGGTCTTGAGCATTATGACGTCAGTCAGCTTTATGGGCATGTGCGTGGATACGTCGTCGAGGATGTGACCGATGCGCGTTCCGCCCTACAGGCGCTGGTGCTGCGCTATGGATTCGATGCCATCGACCGGTGCGGTGTGCTGACCTTCCGCATGCGCGATGGGCTGAAGGATTACACCGTGCAGCCTGAAACCGTTGTGCGCGAAGGGGGCGATGCACCTGTCATTGAAGAAACCCGTGCCTCCTCAGTGGAACTGGCGGGGCGTGTCCGGTTAAGGTTTGTGGAATCCAACGGGGACTACGAGGTGATTGCAGAAGAGGCGATCCTGCCCGAGGACCGCACCCATTCGGTGTCGATCTCGGAAATTCCGATCTCGATGACCCGTGCCGAAGGGCGACAGACTGTGGAGCGCTGGCTGTCGGAATCCCGTTTGGCGCGCGATACGGTGCGATTGACCTTGCCTCCGTCACAGATGGACCGAGGGGCAGGGGATGTGATTTGCCTGTCCGAAAACGGTGGCGAGGGGTTCTATCGCATCGACCGTGTGGAACAAATGGGACTTGCCCAGAGGATTGATGCCGTTCGCATTGAACGTGAAACCTATGTGACGATTGATGTTCCCGACATTGCCTCGGGTGTGCCGGGTTTCACGCCACCCACACCGGTCACGCCAATTTTCATGGATTTGCCGCTGATGACCGGCGATGAGGCGCCGCATGCGCCACATCTGGCGATCTCGGCCAATCCGTTTCCCAGTTATGTTGCTCTCTACTCTTCCTCGATCGACAGCAACTATATGTTGAATTCATTGTTATACGCAGCAACACCCGTGGGTTTCACCGAGGTGCCTTTGGCCTATGCGCCAAGTGGGTGTTTTGATGTGGGCGCGCCATTGCGCGTTGAGATGGTCAATGGTCAATTGTCTGGCGTCAGCGAATACGAGCTGCTCAATGGCGCGAACCTCTGTGCGATTGGGGATGGCAGCCCGGGCGGGTGGGAATTGTTCCAGTTCCGCGACGCGGCCCTTGTGGGCACCAGGACCTATGAATTGTCGACACGTTTAAGAGGGCAGTTGGGCAGCGAGGTCACGCCAGGAACAGATTGGCCCGCGGGATCAATCGTGGTGCGTCTGGATCAGACGCCCAAGCAGATTATCCTGAATGAAAACGCGTTGGGTCAGGTGCGGCATTACCGGGTCGGCCCGGGGGATCGGTTCTACAGTGATCCGTCCTTCCAGCATGCCGAGCTGACGTTTGAAGGCATCGGCCTGCGACCATACCGACCGGTACATCTGTGCACGCAGGCGCTGCCCTCCGGCGACTTGGAAGTCTCGTGGATCCGGCGCACCCGCGTTGGTGGCGACAATTGGGAGGTGCCCGAAGTTCCGCTTGGGGAAGAAAGTGAAAGCTATCTTCTCAGGGTGGTGCAGGGCGGCGTTATTCTGCGTGAAGTGTTTACCGATACACCCAGCTGGACCTACAGCGCCGCAGAGATCGCAACAGATGTCCCAATTGGCTTTTTCAACATTGAAGTGGCGCAGATTTCAGCCAAGTTCGGCCCGGGACCTTATGCGCAGATAACGGCCTCGGCTTAG